TTTGGCGCGTTTTTAGAAATGTTTAACCCACTATTTGCCTTGATTGGTGCGGTAGTTGGTGTCATGCGTATTTACGAGATGGCTACAGGCAAAGAGTTTTCCGCACTGTGGCGTAAAAAGAAGTCAGACGATGCCGAGCACAAGTAAGAAACAACACAATTTCATGGCGGCGGTGGCTAACAACCCAGCGTTTGCCAAAAAGGTGGGAGTCCCGCAGTCTGTGGGCAAAGATTTTTCAAACGCCGATAAAGGCAAAACTTTTAAAAGAGGTGGTGATATGGCTACAAAGAAAGCAAACCCTTTCATGGAAATGATTGCCAAGAAAAAGGCAATGGCGGCAGGTAAAAAAGAAATGCCAATGAAGAAAATGGCAAAAGGCGGCGGCGTTGAGTCCAAGGGTAAAACCAAAGGCAAGATGGTCAAAATGAATATGGGCGGCAAAGCCTGTTAAGGAGTAAATCATGGCAACCAAAAAAAATGAGTCAAAAGCATTGTCGGACGACAAAATATCTACCCCCTCTTACGGCCCTGATGTTAGATATGAACAAAAAAGACGGCAAAGAATGGCAGAGGAAGCGTTATCAGGCCGAGAAATAGGGCGGGACGAAGGTGTTGGCCGTCAAAACAAGGCCGCGACTCGTGGTGGTGTATTAGGCACCCCTGCGGCGTATGTTGAAAGAGCTGGGCAGTATATTGGGGATAAATTTGATGACGCTGACGCGTATTTATCAGAGAAATTAGGCATGGATGCCCGCGCCAATTTTAAACGGGGCGTAAGGCAAGGGTTGAAAGACGAAGGCTACAAAAAAGGTGGCAAGGTTTCCTCTGCTTCTAGCCGTGCCGATGGTATTGCCCAACGCGGTAAGACTCGCGGGAAGATGTGCTGACATGGCAACCGTAAAGCCTAATAGCACTGTAGCTAAGTCTTTAAAAAAGGCTGGGTTTTATGGTGCTAGTAAGCCCAAACGGTTGGGTATTATTAACAAAGTCACAACCAAGCCCCAAAGAATTGAAATGGTTGACAAGTTGTTTTTAGCCAAAAAACCAGCTAAAGGAAAAAGCAAATGAGAGCTTCACGCGGTATGGGGGATATTAATCCCTCCAAGATGCCCGGCCCAAAGCGTAAAGCTCGCCGGGATGACACTGACTTCACTCAGTATGCCAAGGGTGGTGAGGTTTGGGACAAGCCGCGCCCTGACTCACTTGGCGCTCCCAAGAAGCTGTCATCTGCAAAAAAGTCAAAAGCTAAAGCTGCAGCCAAAGCCGCTGGTAGACCCTATCCAAACCTTGTGGACAACATGAGAATGGCAAGAAATGGCTAACACTACAGGCTCAACCGTATTCAACATGGACTTTACGGAGCTCGCCGAAGAGGCGTGGGAACGTGCGGGCCGTGAAATGCGTAGTGGATATGACTTGCGAACAGCTCGCAGATCCATGAACCTGATGACCATTGAGTGGGCAAACCGTGGCTTGAATATGTGGACCATTGAGCAGGGCATGTTTACTTTGACGCCCGGCCTGAACACCTATGCGCTGCCTAATGACACTATTGACCTCTTGGATCACGTTATTCGTACTGGTGCCAACGTAGCTTCTACCCAAGCTGATTTAAGCATCACTAGGATTAGCGTGTCCACCTATGCCACTATCCCCAATAAATTGACTCAGGGACGTCCTATTCAGGTCTGGATTCAACGCCTGTCTGGCGAAACAAACCCAACAAATTCAACGCTTGATGGGGCCTTGACCGCAACCGCAACGACTATAACACTTGATACAGTCGTTGGTCTGGCGGCCTCTGGATTCATCAGGCTGGATTCAGAAGATATTTATTACACCTACATTGAAGGCAACATTTTGAGCGGTGTGTTTCGGGGGCAAAACAATACTGTTGCTGCCACTCACATTGACAACACCGCTGTTTACGTTCCGCAGCTGCCGGCCGTCACTGTTTGGCCAACACCAGATTCTTCCCAGACTTACCAGTTTGTTTATTTCCGCTTGCGCCGCATTCAAGATGCTGGCGCTGGTATTCAGACTCAGGACATGAACTTTAGGTTCTTGCCGTGTATTGCGGCAGGCTTGGCTTATTACATCGCAATGAAACAACCAGAGCTGCAAGGCCGCATGGAGATGCTTAAGGCTATTTATGATGAGCAATTTAACTTGGCGGCTGGTGAAGATCATGAGAAGGCTACATTGAGGCTGGTGCCTCGTATGGCCTTTATTGGGGGAGGCGCTATCTAATGACTACACCCTATGCATCAGGCAAATATTCAATTGCCGAGTGTGATCGGTGTGGCCAAAGGTATAAACTCAAGCAGCTCAAAGTTGAGATCATTAAGACCAAGCTGTATCAGTTAAAAGTCTGCCAGTCCTGCTGGGACCCAGACCAACCACAGTTGCAGCTGGGCATGTATCCTGTCAATGACCCTCAGGCGGTTTATCAGCCTCGGCCTGACACCACATACGTTGCAGCGGGCACTAATTCTGCCGGCTTCCCAACAGGCGGCTCAAGAGACATTCAGTGGGGCTGGTATCCAGTGGGTGGTTCTAGATTGTTTGATGATGGGTTGACGCCAAATAACTTGGTGGCGACCACAAGTGTTGGTACAGTCACCATATCGGTAACATAGGAGTTCAAAATGGACAAAAGTGAAGTTAAAAAGATTGCTGACGTTGAAGTGCGTAAGCATGAAAAGAACCTGCATCCTGGTAAAAAGGTAACGCGCTTGGCTAAGGGTGGCGTCACCAGTGAGTCCATGAAAAAATATGGGCGTAACTTGGCTCGCGCCATGAATCAGAAATCCACCTCAAGGGGTAAATGATGGCTAAATTTAGCAAGAAGGTTATGGGTAAAGAAGTTGGCCAAGCCGACGTCTACGCCAAGCCGCACGACATGTCTGGTAAATCTATGAAGATTTCCAACAATCCCGGTAAAGAGCCAAACCGCAGCAAGCTTGACCAGTACGATATGAGCGTTGGTGCCATTAGCAAATCAGCTGGTGACGAGCAAACCAAAACGTCTGGCATCAAGATTCGCGGCACTGGTGCAGCCACTAAGGGTGTAATGGCTAGAGGCCCAATGGGTTGAGATTTACATGACATACACCGAACTGATCACCGCTGTTTCTGATTACTGCGAAAACACGTTCCTAAATACTCCGTCACAACCGGATATGGATACGTTGATTCGGCAGGCAGAGCAGCGCATTTTCAATTCTGTTCAGGTAGCGTATTTTAGAAAGAACATGCTTGGGACTTTGACAATTGGCAATAAGTATTTATCCACACCAGATGATTTTTTGTCGCCATATTCTTTGGCTGTCATTGAGGACTACGGCACAGCTCAGGAAAATTATCTTTTCTTGCTGAACAAGGATGTAAACTTTATTCGAGAGGCGTATCCAGGCCCTGCCGATACTGGACTTCCTAAGTATTATGGAATATTTGGCCCTACAACAACAGCTGGTCCAACCCCAACCATTACCAATGAGTTGACGTTAATTTTGGGACCATCGCCTGATGCAACCTACAAGGTTGAGCTGCATTACTATTACTATCCTGAATCAATTGTAGATTCAACTACCGGTCATTCTTGGCTAGGCGATAACTTTGACATTGCTCTTTTCTCCGGAACAATGATGGAAGCCATTACCTACATGAAGGGCGAGCCAGATCTGGTTGCTTTGTACAAATCAAGATACGAAGAAGCCATGTTCCTGCTCAAGAACTTGGGTGATGGTAAACAGCGTATGGATGCATACCGCGATGGCCAAGTTAGGAACCCCGTCGTATGACAATTGTCCAAACACAAACCACCAGTTTCAAAAAGGAGCTGTATCAAGGCATCCACGATCTAGACACAGACGTACTCAAGATTGCCCTGTATACAGCCAATGCTGATCTAAACGAAGCCACAACTGCATACAGTGCAAGCAATGAAATAACTGGAACTGGCTATACGGCCACCGGAAAGTTGATAACGAATGTGGTGATTAGCTCGGAAAACTCTACGGCGTATGTCAGTTTTGACAACCCGTATTGGAATCCCGCTTCATTTACGACCAGGTGTGCTTTGATATACAACGTCACAAAAGCCAATAGGTCTATTTGTGTTTTGGACTTTGGTGCGGACAAAACTTGTACCAACACTTTTTTAATTACGCTGCCGGCTAACACAGTCAATAGCGCTTTGATCAGATCATCTAACTAAGGAACAAAATGTTAGTCACCACCACAAAAGGCGAAATGGACGACTCTTTGCTTGAAAAGCTAGAGGGTACAGTCGATAATGACAATGAACTAACCACATGGGTTGAGTATTGGTTGGAGGGTGAGCTTGTTCACCGTTCTGCCCATGTGACCTTGAAGAAAATGCCAGTCTTTGGCGGCGGCGAAACAGCATCAATTGGTTAAAGGAGAAATAAAGTGGCAAATACTCAATCAATGTGTACTTCTTTTATGAGCGAGCTTATGCTTGGTCAACACCAGCTTGGCACTTCAACCATTGTGTCCCGTGGTAGTTTGACATCACCCACTACAGATACTGTAAAAGCAGCTTTGTATTTGGCCTCAGCAACTATCAATGCGGCTACCACTGCATACACAGTGACAGGTGAAGTGTCCGGCACCAACTACACTGCTGGCGGTGTGACGGTAACGAACGCAACGGCTCCAACTTCCACCAACAGTTCTGCAACGGCAGGTGTGGCGTACTGGACTCCTTCGGCTTCAATTACCTACACCACGGTGACATTAAGCACGGCTTTTGATACTGTTTTGCTCTACAACTCAACTCAAAGCAACAAAGCTATCAGTGTTCACACGTTTGGTTCACAGACCATCACGGCAGGCACTTTCACCTTGACCATGCCGTCAAACACCACATCAACCGCTTTATTGCGTTTGGCAACTACTTAAGGGTAGGTTATGTCTCTCGGCTGGGGCGACAGCACTTGGGGCGCAAACGGCTGGGGCGGCACTCTTGAAATAACGGGGGATGTAGCAACAGGAACCGTAGGGACGGTCACGCCTAATAGGACTGTTGCACTAAGCGGAGTTTCTGCATCTGGGGCGGTTGGGACGGTTGTCTCTAGCCAATCGTCAGCGGAAACGGGGGATGTTGCAACTGGTGCGGTTGGAACAGTAACAACCTCTCGTGTAGTTGCTTTAACTGGCGTTTCAGCGGCGGGTGCGGTTGGTTCTGTTGTCCAAAGCAAAGATGTTGCCCTGACCGGCAATTTGGCGAGTGGAAATGTTGGTACGGTTTCTAGGGGCGTTACTTCCTTGGCTTTGACGGGAGTGGTAGCTTCTGGTTTTGTAGGGACAG